CTCACCAAGTTCCAGAAGACCATAGTAACGATCAAGGCCGCGCTCATCATAATAAAGACGGACTTCAACATCTTTATTCTCCTTGCTCAAACGCGATTTAGCAGTCTTAGCCTTGATAATATTTCCGACCACTTCCGTTCCATCCTTTTCTTTCTTTTTGCTGAGATAGATGATCGTACTTGCTGCATATTTGAGTCCAGAACCTCCTCCCATTTCTTTAGTTGGTACGTAAGCTCCGATGACATCGTATGTATGATTTGTGACAATGAGCGGGACATTTGCTTGACCTAGTTTTAGTGTGAGCATTCGGAATGCACCTTTGATAAGTTGGGATTTAGTCATGTCCCGAACTTCTTTTTCATTTAGTGCATCATTAATTTCTTTGCTTGTAGAAAGCATACCCAGAGAATCTAAAACAAACATACAAGGTTTGCGATCTTCTACTGGTGCCTTTAGATACATATCTACGGCTTTGAGCGCCTTTGTGCGAAACTCTTCAATTGTAACAACATTAACAACAACCAGACGAGTAGTATCAATTCCACGAGATTCAATCAAAGATTTAGTGATAGCAGCCTCAGTATCAAAGTAGAGACAATAACCATCGGGGTTAGTATCAAGAAAATTCTTAACCACAGCGAGAGAGAAGAAAGTCTTTCCAGTACTAGACTCTCCAGCAATAGCAGTAATCTTATTCCCAGATACGCCACCAAATATGCTACCTGAAACCAGTGCATTAAAAATGTATGAACCCGTATCAACATAAGTTTCTGTTTCGTCAATATCTGATGCTAATTTTGTAAAGTCATCACCAATTTCTTTTACAATATCTTTAAGAAAATCCATCACTTATTATCCTCTTTCTTATTATCGGCGTAATTCAATTTGAATGTCCAAAGTTTCTGATACAATGCAGTATCTCCACCAAGTCGCATAGCATTAATAATAGTATTCAGTTCTCGTTCGTTAATAGGCAATTCCATCAGGCAAAAAATGAATCAAGGTTTACAGTTTTTTCTACAGACCATCCAATTACATCAAGAATAGATTTCAATGGTTCTAGAAAAGCTTTCTCAAATTGTAATTCATAGTCAATATATTTGTCAAGACCAAGTTCTTTAGGGAACTCTTGAATGAATGAAATAACATTCTCATGAATAATATTTGGTTTCTTAAGGAAGATAAATTTGATCTTCTCTCCGTTTTGAATTAACGAATATTTATTATTCAATTTTTCTTTCTTGATATAGTGATTGAACAAAAGTGCTCCACGAACATGAATTGGAGTTCCTTTAGAATAGATGTCCGATGAAGATGAATATTTTTGAACATCAGAAGCAGATCTAGGAAATGATATTTCTTCTGGAGTAAGTTTCTTGAATTCAGTTCTACAGTCATCAATAAATTTAATCATATCATCTTCATTACCATTCATCATAATTTTGAATGAATCTTTAAGCATCTTTCGACAAGGTGCTGGTGTAGAAGATTTAATTGCTTCAATACCTTTGATCTTAAGTTTTGGTTCCTGATAGCGAACACCTTCACTATCCCAAACATTAAGAATGTATCTCTTCTTAGCAGTCCAAATACCACGCTCTGCAATACACTCGCGCTTCATGAACATCTTCTGATCATAAGCATTCACATAGTCAGCCAATTCTTGGTAAGAACTTTCAATATACTTTTCAAGTTCCATTTCACAGATCTTATCAAGGAACGAAACAATGCTTTCAGTAGTTTTCGTTCTTCCTTTGAATACACAGTCAACCAAAGGGCCCATATTAATGTACAGAGAATCAGTATCTGAAGCAATAACATAATCAACATCTCCACTTTTAAGAATTTTATTCAGATAAGCATTCATCCTATTCATGATCCATTGGATAGAAACCTGACCCGAATAAGTGATTGCTTCAGCATTTGCTAGTTTATAGTAGCGGAAATACTGATTGCCGATAGCACCATAAGCAGAGTTAAGTTGAATCTTTCGTGCCATCTGAATATTATTGCATCGTGCAATTTCTTTAACTAACTCTTTGTCTTTCGTCTTCTCATACTCTTGCTCAGCAGCAAGCATCTTTTTCTTAAAGATTACCCTCTCATTATAAATTTTCTCCATTAGTTCTGGAAGAAATCCACGGATATCTTTACGATACATTGCACCATTAGCACATATCGCGTAATCTTTATACAACTCAAAGGTTAGTTCATTTTTAAGTATTCTATCAACACTCACTGTTGGATGTTTTTCTTCCACAAGAGTCTCTGGAGAAATATTATATTGCATAATCAAGTGCGGATATAGTGAGTTCAAGTCAAAACTCACAACCCAATCATACTTTCCCGGAATAGGTTCTTTTACATATGCACCTTCATACTTTTCATCCTTTTGATTTTTATTTCTTGGAGGAATAACAATGTCTCTTTTTTTAAGATATGTGTAGATGATGTTATCCCACATTCTAACTTGATAAAAAACATCGACATAGTTTACTTTGGCATCATATGCCATCGTGAGAGCTAACTCAATGAGTTTCATCTTGTCTTCTAGACGATCGACAAGTTCCACATCAACGATGTTGTACTCAATAAACTTTTGCCAACCTTGAGTATAGAAATCTTTGAAAGTATCAAACTCAGAGTGATCAAGTTTCTTCTGACCAAGTTCAACTTCAGCAATATAATCCAGACGATATGATTCCTGTGCTTTATAAGTAAACTTCTTATAAAGATTGAGATAGTCAAGTTGAGTAACTCCACCAACATCAAAAGTTGTATACTTACGACCTTTGATGTAAGACTCACCTTCAGTTACAAGACCCCATGGAGAAAAACGCTTCATTAGTTTTTCTCCAAGAACACGATTGAGTCTCTTACAGATATAAGGAATATCATAAAGTTCGATGTTCCATCCAGTGATTACATCTGGAACATCAACCATCCAGTAGTTGATAAAGTGATTAAGAAGTTCATATTCACTTGGGCAGTGATGGTATGTTACATTCGACTGCTTGTTGTTGAATGGCCTAACACCCCAAGTAATGATTTCCTTTGTAGTGTAATCCTGGATTGTAATTGCAAGAATTTCTTCAGAACAAGATTCTACATCAGGGAATCCCTCTTCAGAAGCTACCTCAATGTCCAGTGTTACAAGTTTGATTTTACTGATATCAAACTTAATCTCATCTTCTGGATACTTTTCAGAAATATACTGATAGATATATCGATCATTTCCATAGATCTCAAATCCATCAACTTCATCATACTTTTTATAGAACTCACGACAATCTCGTACAGTACCAGGATTGATTGGTTCTACTGCTTCTCCACCTAATGTCCTATACTTAGAATCTTTTTTTGACTTTACAAAGAGAGTCGGAAAGAACTCATCTCTTGTCTCAAACCTTTTACCATTTTCTACTCCACGAACCAAAAACTGATTTCCAATCAACTGAACATTAGTGTAAAAGCGTTGTGTCATTCTTTAATCAAATCCTCATATTTTTCAAGTAGAGTTGGAGTTGGATCAGCAAGAGTAAGAATCTTATCCGAACTCATCATAAATGTATTTTGTTTTGTATATCCAACAAGAAATGGTTCCAATGTTTGATCCTTTCTTACTACAAATGGATCAATCAATTTGCAGTCAGGTTCTCCAATATCAGCACCTACTTCTTCAATCTGACTGATCAGAATCAGATTGTTCGTCAGTGCCAGAATTTTGATCATTTTTGACATTTTTTACTCCATTTTCATACATTTGCTTCAATTGTGGAATGGGTTCAACCATAGTAACAACCCAATCAGCTGGCAGTGGAATCTTAGAATCATTTGTAAGTGGCATCCAAGGAGTCAACTGAAGTTGACATGGAGTTCTAGTTTCTCCATTTCCATCATCAAGAGTTTTTGCAAGCACCTTGACTACGCAAGGATTTTCGAAAAAATATCCAACAACTCTTTGATTCTCATCTTCACCAACAACCATCTCCTGGATATCTGCAATAACATCTTCTCCAGATTTCAGTAGCGACAATTTTACAGTCATTTTACTCTCGTACCTCCAGTCATTCTACCAAGAAAAAAAGGGGAAGTCAACTGGATTTTGCCAGTCGTTCCCCTGCGCCGACGATATTCAGTTATATTTATAGATAGTCCCTACGCTTATGATGATCTGGAACAATCCTACCAAGATTAATCATCAAAAGCCCATCCTCAAAGTCAACTGATCTAACTTCCGTATCATCAGAGAGTGTCCACGCTCTCTTGAAACTCCGTTGAGCCAGACCTTTGTGGACATAATTGGACTCTGTTTCTTTGTCTTCTTTCTGACCCTCCACAAAGAGTTTTCCATCTTGTGTATAGACATAAACCTCCTTCTTTTTAAATCCAGCAAGTGCAAGTTCAAGTCTTGATTCTACATTACTGACTTGAACCAGATTATATGGAGGATAGTTAGAAGTCGTTTCGTGAAGACTAAAAATGCGATCAAAATATTCATCCAGTCCAATTGTATTGCGGTTGATTCTTTCCAGCAAGGCAGGAAGATCCGCAGCCTGATACTTCATCAGATTAGTCATTATAGTAGCTCCTTTAAAAGCGAGTTTGTGTTTTGTGGACCCTTTCGGCATCCATTACTAATTATACAAGAAACGAAAAAAAGAGGTATCAGTAAAACCGAACCTCTTTTTAGGGTGTTCCGACTTTTGTAGAGTGCCGCACGAATGGCACAGAATTATTTATTCTGCTTCTACTACCTTTCCTTTCTTACCAATATTATACTTCTGCTCAAGAATCCAATCACCTTTATCCTTATAAGCAAGAACTTTAATTTGATTGAGTGGAGCAATATCGGTCACAGAATCTTCTTTAACAACCGTAATCAGTCCCCAGTCAGCAAGAAGACGAACAATACGATTACGACGCTGAACATCATTTACAGTGAGGTTTGCATGTTTACCATCTAAAGCAAACAGCTCCTTAAAGTGAACGATGAAGTATCTACCCTGCTTATGAAGAATGTGGCAGGATTGATATAGTTTTTTCTCCTTCCTAGATGCAACTCCGATGCGAGTCAAAGTTTCACGAACTTTCAGAAAGTCATCAGGTTCATTAAGAATTACTTCTACCATTTGGTCCTGAGACCATTCAACAGTAGGTTCTACCGTAGTAGTCATTTTGTTCCTCCAATATCAAGTCGTTTTTTAATGAAAGTAAGTTGTTCTTGTGTCAGGATTTTCAGTGCTTGGGATGCTTTTTCATTACTATAACCATAGTATTGTTTTACACATTCTAAGTCTTTGACCTTATCCTTTCGGATCCAGGGAGAAAATCTCTTCCGTTTCCTAAGAGTATTTAGATAAAACGAATATTGCATATCTTTATCAAGATGATGATTCATATTCATTTCATTTGTATACATTAAACAATCAATATGCCCAGACAAACATCGATTAATAATGTAAGGAGGATAAGAAGAAATATCTTCAGAAAAATCTTCTTTTGTAAAATTAATTGAATTTAACCAGTCTTTAAGTTCCATTATTGTATTTTATGCTTTTTAAGTAAATTTTCAATCTCAGATATCTTTTGATTTAAAATTAGATACTTATCTAATTCTTCTGCTTCAACATCTATAGTTGGTATCTTATTTTCCGAAATTATTTGCAAAAGATAATCCCTTAAAACCGTAGATGCAACTTTTCTATTAATTTTACAAACACTAAAGAACTGAGCATGAACTTCATCTTCAACATAAAATGCCACTATTGTCTTTCCTTCATTCTTTTTCTTCCTCTTTATTTTTTTCTCAGGTGTTGAACTAAGTGCTCTATTTTCTAATATCCCACCTGGATCTATTCCCTTTCTCCCGTATGTTTTTATATACTCAGCCTCTATACTAAAAGACTCTTGTTCAGTCAGATTTTCATTAAGAAAAATAATTCTTTCTTCTGGTGGAACCACAATATCACCGTGATAATCCAGATGTCTATTTCGACATCCCTTTCCTATGTAATAAGGCGTGTCATCCTCACGCAAGTAAGCATAAACATAATAGTCATTAATAATTTCCATAATAAATTAACGAATAATTTGAATGTCATCATCATCTGTCCACAGTTCAACCTTGGTTCTAAATCTATCCTCTTCTTTAAGTTTTTCATATCTCTTAGTTGCTTTCTTTTTCCACCAAGAAATAATATTTTCTAGATAAAACTTATCCCAGTTTGGGCCGCGAACAAGTTCTTCTTGTTCGCCAAGAATTACTTCACGAACATTTGAATATCCATACTCACAAAAATAAGTTCTTTTCTTTTGGGTGAGAGCAAATGCTGCATTAATTACTTCATTAAACTCAGCAAGTTTTTCTTTATCTTGAAGAGATTTGCGAATAACAGAAATCATCTTTGTCTGGCGTTTCATCTTTTTTGACGACGCTTTATTATCAGTAAGAGGAGTATTGTTATTAAGAAGAGTAAATCTATCATGCAGAGTATGAAATGCTTCGTCGTGAAGAAGGGGCAAAAACTTACTTTCTGTTAGACCTTTATATCTCATAAATGGTTTTAAACCATCATACTGCGATGCATCTGTGGTAGATCCATAAAGAGATGTAGTTTCAAATAGAGCAATATCTTTCTCAAATACTTCATTGAGAGTTTCTCTTGCATAATGAGAGCAACAAAGAAGTGCAAGAAGTTTTCCACCAAGATAATTATATCCAAATGGTTGAGATGGAACAATTACAAAGCCCATCGCGGCATGGCGATTGAAAATGGAAAGATTAGGAACTTTACCCAACCATTCATTTCTTGGTTTTGAGTTGATAGTGGGAGATCCAAAGCGAATGAAACCAAGAACTTTTCTAGTGTTCTTTTCAAATACCATCCAACGAAGTTCTCTTCCAGGAATATTTGACTCATTATTATGAGAAGATACTGCTCTCAAAAGAGTATTGTAATGTTCTTGTGGAAGTGACTGTTGGAATCTATCTCCAATAAATTTAATATCAAACTCCATATCTTGTGGATGAATATCTTCATTGAAGAACTCATCATGAAGTGGTGCAAGTGTATTAGTTCCCCGAATAACTTCTTTCTTCACAAAACGCAAATAATCCTCAATATTTCCCATCTGAGAAAAATACTTTATAAACTCATCTGCAGCCCATTGGGCATCTTGTTCAGAAATAATCATTATCAAACAATCAACTTTTTACTTGGTGATTTTATCACAGAAAACATTTGCTCATATTGTTCTACAATTTGTTCTTGTGCCTCAGAAATATAAACAATATATTTCTTAGAAACTTCTAGATCGATATTTTTATCTTTCAAAAGAGGAGACCATGGAGCAAATCCCATCTGTCCGTTTCCAGCAGGAATAGCAACGATTGGATTACGAATAACAATAGTATCCGTCAAATCACCAACTTGGTCTGCAATAACATCTTCACCAGACCACATACGAATTAGTTTTACATTCATTTGAATTCACACTCACACATAATTTCAGTCAATGCTGCTAGGAGGTTAATTTCCTGGTCAGCCACAAACGCACATTGGTATTGATACTTAGCAACAACAAGAACGGCAGCAGGGATAGATTGGGGAAGTAAGCAATCATAAAGAGCGTCATAAACCCTGCGAAGAAGGTGAGAAGCATCGTTATCCAAGTTGGCGACCACCCACTTTCGGACTTCAGGAAAGTTTTTATCCTTGAGAGATTTAACAAGTTCATTTACAGAGATGTCAGAGAAAGATGCAAGAATGCCCGAGTCGATTTTTCCTCCTGTAGAATACCTTTGGCATTCATTGAGGACTCTACGAAAATCTGGGAAGTGTTTATTGATAAGTTCTGCAAGTACTTTTTCATCATACTCAATTTTCTCCGAATCCAGGACTTGTTGAACTCTTCGAAAGAAACTTCCTGCAAGTTGGACTTTTTGTTTCCCTTTGATTGTGAAGTCGATGACGGCACATCTTGAGTGAAGAGGTTCAATAATTTTGTTCTTGTAGTTACAGGTGAAGATGAATCTGCAGTTGCTATAAAATGCCTCAATATTCGCCCGTAGTAAGAGTTGAACATCGTTTCCTGTGTTATCAGCCTCATCGATGATGATGACTTTGTGTTTAGAAGATCCCGTAAGTGAGACGGTCGAAGCGAAGTTCTTTGCTTGGTTTCGTACAGTATCCAGGAAACGCCCTTCGTCGGATCCATTGATGACATAATAGTCTGCTCCTAATTCATTACATAATGCCTTTGCGATTGTTGTTTTACCAATACCAGGAGGACCTGCAAGAAGGAGATTTGGAATCTCGCCCCTCTCTACAAACTCCTTAAATGTTTTTTTAGTTTCGTCAGGAAGAATACAGTCGTCAATTACTTGCGGCCTGTATTTTTCGGTCAGAAGAAATTCACTTGTCATAATTTAAATACTCAATTGCTCGTTTAATTCTTTCAATATCATCTTGAAAAACACCTAGACCCCTATTACAATTGTGACACAAGTGCCCCCTAAATTTTTTGTTCTGGTGATCGTGATCTATAACCCATATACTAGCATTTCCACCAGTACCTTTCAACTGTTCTTCAGATTTTAAACATATTGGGCAACAATATCCATTTGGAGGATCACCATATTTTTCCCTAAGAAGTTTTCTTTCTTTAGTTAATTTGTACCCACATTTTCTACATTCTGGTCTCAAATACTTACCACCACTAGAAGGTGAAAAACAAGAATTATCCAGAAGTTGATTACATTTACTACAAACTTTCATACCCATTCAGGTTTTCTTTCAGGCATACGAAGATAGTTTTCAGACACCCAAGGTTTGGATGCGATATATCTTTTGTATGCTTCAAATGTATCAATAGTGTCATCAAACTTCCATTCCTCAGGCATCGCACGAGCAAATGGAGTCACTTCCGTAATCTTACCCTTGGGAAACAAATAGTATGCATCCACAAGAGTCTTATAACAAGAGTGAGTTTTATTATACCGCAGGCAGTATTCATCAGACAAGTTCAATCCCCACTTGATTAACCAGTAGGCATTATGAATACTCTCCATAGCCCACTTGGTACAGGGATGATTGCGGAATGCTCCTTTCTCGGTCTTGTAGGGGGTTCCGTCTGCCTTAGGGAGAGTGCCGTACCCGTGCCCCCACTTGTCAGAGGCAACGATAGAGAGCATTTGGCAGCACTCTAGGGGCATCTTGACAATGTGCTTATCGGGAAGACAAATGGCACTCTCAGCAGGAAATGGATTTGTAACGAAGATGTTCATCAACCAAAAGTAGAATCAGGCTCCAGAGCAATATGATAGGTCACATTGAATCCAGTATTCTTGAATCGTGACAGAAGTTTACTAGAGATAACCACCTCATAAGAACCAGGAAGAATCTTGATATTTTCTACCTTGAAGTTGAAAGAGAACACTTCATCAGTTTCACCAACAACCACAGAGAAATCGTTAGAGGTATCGTTCTTCTTATCACGAACAACAAGTTTCACAACACCCGATTCACCAACCACAGAAAGGTCAGGAAGTTGATAAACAGCAGCAGCCTTAAGCAGTTTATCAAGTTCTTTGGTATCAAGAATGAAACAAACATCTTCGGAAGGGAGAGAAATTTCTTTGTCTGGAGGAGTGATGATCACATTAGGATCTGCAAAGAAATACTTGGAACGAGACTTCCCTTCTTTGATTACAACATAACCATCATTTTGAAAATCCAGTTCAGCATTCTGATGAAGATTCAAACCATTCAGAAACTGATTCAAATCATAGATGCCAAAATCTTTAGGAAGTTCCTCTTCAATTTTTGCCTCTGCAAGAATATTCTTCATCACAGAAATGGTACGAAGAGTACTACCTTCTTTGAAGAGAATAGATTGATTAATAGAGGAAAAGTTCTTCAGAAGAGTTAGAGTTTTGTCAGAGAGTTTCATAGTTTTATTTTGAAGTTTCATAATCAACGGAATTCAGTAAGGCCATTATCTTTGCGAGAATAGTGCCCATCAAAGTGAAGCAGAAGCATAGCATAGTGAATGACTTTCATCAAATCACGCTTATTGCGACCATCCTTGTCACCATAACGACTTCCATACTTGAGAATATTTGATTGACAAAAACCAACGGCAAGATCTTTTGCTGCCATCAAATCAATGGTTTGAATGTCTTTGTAATCTTCATTGTGACCACAGTAGTGACTTCCATAAGTACTAGTCACATAATCCTCAACATCTTTGAGGATTTTATCTTCATTGTATTTCCAAAGATGATTTGTTTTTTCAGTCATACTCACAGGTTTTTTTTCAATTTCAATTTGGTCATTTGAATTAATTGAGAACACATATTCAGTTCCAAAAGGATGCTCATCCATAATAAAAAGAGGAGATAGTTTTATCTCCCCATATTCTATCAGAAAGGAGTGGGTTGGTCAATGTTTGGATTGTAATCCACTTGCTCGGTCGGCATTTGGAAATCAGCATCAACCTTATCATAGAGTTCAATGAAAGCTTGTTTGGTTTCATCATCAAATCGTGCAGTACAAACATCAATTGCTTTTGCTTTGTTGCCAAAGATGCTATAAGCACGGATGATATGAACCAGGCGGCGGGTACTGATAATTTCCTCAATACCACCATCGTAAAAGGTCTTGCGGATGATATCAGCCCAGTCCACCAGGCGCTTGCAGAAGTCACGATCCTCCACACCAAGATCCAGAGCAACCCCTTCAAGGATCTTCTGCTCGGTGGCAGGAGCAGGATAGGACTGCTCAAAGGTCACAGGGAAACGCTCCAGGAACGCCTCGTTGAGCACATTGGTGCCGATGAAGCGGCCATCATCAGAACCCTTACCCTTAGTGTTAGCGGTGGCAATCACATTAAATCCAGAAGCAGGTTTTACCCAGCGACCAATCTTTTTCAAGAAGACACCCTTACCTTCAAGGATAGACTGGAGGCAAAGAATTTTGTTGCTAGCGAGATCGATTTCATCAAGAAGCAGAATTGCTCCGCGTTCTAGTGCTTCGATTACAGGACCGTTATGCCAAGCAGTATTCCCATCAATGAGCCTAAAACCACCAATTAGATCATCCTCATCAGTTTCAATAGTAATATTTACACGAATCAGTTCGCGTTTGAGTTGAGCACAAGCCTGCTCAACACTAAATGTTTTACCATTACCAGAAAGTCCCGTAATGAATGTAGGATAGAAAAGATTGGATTGAATAATCTTTTTAACATCAGAAAAATTACCAAACTTGACGAAGGTATCATCTTTTTCAGGAATAAGATTTTGTTCTACCGGAGGAACTACTGCGGGTGCTTGGAAAGTGCGTTCGATTTCTTCTACCTTTTGTTGAGTTACTTCAAGATTCCACTTTCCACGGCCAACTTTGAACTGATCCAGTTTCTTAGTGACAGTCTGATAGTTGGAATCATTCAGAGCACACCACGCACGGATATCAGCACCAGTCACACTGTTGCCGTATAGTGCCTGGAGAGAAGTGCGGATGTAGTCAGAGGAGAGTGCCATTCGTTTGCTTTGTTTCAACCTAGTCATTATAAACGAAAAAAGGGGTCACAAGAACCCCCAGTGGTCAGTTCGCCAACTGGTTCTTGAGTTCTTCAAGGTATTCAGCACTAGCAATGTGTCCCGTATAACCAGGATAATATTTTTTCACAAGTGCTGGAATACCCATAGCACTTGTGCTGCTATCACATTTAATCCAGACTTCTTTGGTATCATACTTCAAAACATGCTCCAAAGGAAATTTTTGTTTCATGCTACCAAAGAAATAAACTCACCAAGAACTTTCTTATTTAGTTTTTTGGTTTTCAAAGATTTAGCAAAAGCAGATTTAATTTGAGATTTGGTTGAACATTCTGCAACTTCAAACTCAGTTTCTTGAGAAAGTGCAGTTGCAGAAAGTCCAAAGTATGCATCATAACCAGACTTGGTGATAGTAAAACTCTTTAGTTTCTTCCAGTCATTCTGGATTTTTTCATACTGTTTATCAAGTTGAGAATGATAAAGTTGAATAAAACGATGAGCATTACGACTCTCAAGAACACGAATACCAATAAAATTAGTGGAAGGAAACTTATCCTTCAAGTTCCTAAGAAGAGTGTCAGTAAATTCATGGTATCCATATCCAACTTTGTAAGTAGTGCCAAGTTTACGATCACGAAGGAAAGTATTTTCTGGATAAACATAACCAGTTCCAAGGACAGGATCTTTAGAATAAGAACGATGAACCTCTTTGTGATAAACAAGTTGGTTCGATTCACCATCAGTCAGAACAATGCACTGAACTTTTTGAAGTTTATTTTCTTTCTGAAACTTTGGAAGAATTTGATGGAGGGAAAGGAGGGCTTCGTTTAAAGGAGTTCCTGACAAACACAAACGGTTTGGATAAGTGTAAGGCGAATGATAAGTTCTACCAAAGCAATAAGCAAGACGCCAGATGTTAAGTAGTTGATGATCAAGTTCCTTACCATTCACTTTACTGGTAAGAATATTCATCATAGAGAAAGTTTCATCTACAACCAACAGACTCTCTTTCTTTTCATAATGTGGAGTGCGGTCAGCAGCAAGATAACGGTCGTTTTCATAATCATACTCACCACGACGCCATTCATTAGTGAAGGCATAAACCTCAAAAGGAATGGAAACTTTTTTACAGAACCAAACAAGATTGAAGAGTTGCTTGCAAGTATCAATCATTACATCCGACATTGAGCCGCTCCAGTCCAGTATAAAAATCAAACCATGATTCTTGCCATCGGGAATCACTGAAACTTTCTTGAACAGATCTTCATTGTATTTGTAGGTATGAAGACGAGAAGTATCAAGAACACCAGTGCGAGCAGTTGATGCACGAGCATACTGATCTGCTGCTTTGCGACACTCAAACTCCTTTACCAAATAGTTTACTTCCTTTTGAGAAGAAGACTTGAACTTACTAAACTCAGTATCAGATTCTTTATAAAGATTTACTGGAATAAATCCTCTATCATTGGCATGATTGATATGAAGAACCTGCTGATGTGTGAAGGAAGTATCAATCTCTCTGTGAACATCCGAGTTCTTACCAATAACAGTATCAAGATTTAGTTGTGGAACTTCAACATAAGTATTCTCATATGCATCATTTCCAACAAGGTCACGAAGTTTTTCTTCCAGAGAATCAACAGTGCGAACTTCAGGCTCATTTTCCTCACCAGAAGATTTCACTGGAGTTTGATCTCCTTGTGCGGTTCCACCATAAGAACCTTCATCATCCCTAGGTTGAGAGTTATCACTCTCTCCATCTTGTTCTGAAGAGGAGTCATTAGTTTCCACAATTTCATTAGATGGAGACTGCGAATTTCCTTTAGTTTCATGTGAATCGAAGTCAGCAACTTTTTGTTGTTGCTCCTTCTCTTTCTTACAATACTTATAAAGTTCTTCTGCAGCAATCAGAACATCTGCAAAACTTTCAGATGCAGCAATC